CTTGCGATTCACCCTTTATTTGTTTTGTCAAATAATTGATTGAATCAGCAAGCTCAGTAAACCATGTTGCGTTATCTTCGGCAATTGTTTGACCAATGGCAACTTTTAAATTACTCCAAGATGCACTAAGCTGGTTCATCCTTTCTGCTGTGGTTAATGACATGTCACCAGTGTTTTCAATCTCAATAGCTGCCTGTCCCAATACCTTATTCAGGATAAATTGTGCATCATAGGCTACCCCCGCTGCTTTTGCTTCTTCGTTCCAGCCTTTTATGATGATACCAAGATTATCAAGAATCTTTGGCGATTGCCGGCCAATACCTGTTGCAATGTCATTAAACGCCTGTGTTGTTGTTATTCCCATTGCACGCGCCCGTATACGTGCATACTGCAAAAGAGTTGCCATCTTGTTGACGTCTGTTGTTACGTTCAACGCCATCGTTCTATTTGCAGACATAATCAGATCAATTGCGGAAACTGTACCCTCAGCAGCTCTGTTTAGCTGAACAACAACAGCATCACCCATTTTATTGAAAGATAAATCTATTGCCGTTGATGCTTGTTCAAATTTACTAAATGCGTCAACAGCACTTTTCATAATTCTTATCAAACCAGCAGTGGCAAATGTAAAAAGCAAAATCTCGTTACGAACTGCACCAATTACTCGTCGCAACCCTGATGTTTTTATTCGCATTTGTAGGACATTGTTTTTTGCATTATTAAGGCTATCACTAAGATTGTCAAAATTCTTCCTTACCTTAGAAACGCCAGTCTCCGTCACCCTGATTTCCATTTTCTCAGCCATTACTTCTTATCCTTGCTTATCTCTTGCATTACTTCGCCAACTTTGAGTGATAGCTCATGCAGCCAAACTGGTTGATCCATGTATCCACCGGGCCACGGGTAGTCTCGTGCAAACTTGTTGCGGTGGTAGTACTCAATCGCTTGAGATACACACCACGGGATGCGCTGTTTGCTGTGATCACATGTGTCATACTGCTCACACTCCATGCAGAATTTCTGCTTTCCGATTACGCCGCCAATGAGGAGCCCGACCGTGTTGGCTGGGTTGGACTCCATAATCATCACGGCGTTCCTCAGTTTTTTTCAAGTGCCTCACGTTGATCTTCCCAGTTGTTGTCCAGATCATTAACGGCCTTGCTTATTGCGTTAAACACGTCGTTGCTGAGGTCGTTTATAAGCTCTTCATCAACTTTATCGTCGGTGAATTTCAATCCAACCTTGTCGTTGCCGGTAAGGGCTTGGCGCAGGCGGATAAGCGAATAAAGCACCATGTCCGGCGTTTCCTTCTCGAACACCCTGCGCTGTAGCTCACTAAGGTCAAAGCGGGTCATTGCCTTTACGGTTGCGATAACCTCACCGTCAAGTTCAACATCAGCATAATAGCCCGGCTGCTGTGACCGTCTGTAACACGATTTTAACTTACTCATATCAACCCTCCTTAATTGTTTATGATATTGCTACCGAAATAGCTTCAGTTGTGCTATCACCAAGCATGGTGACTATGTGGTCGGTTACGTAGATACACTTGGCGTCGTCTGGACGTGCCGGGTTTGCTTCTCGGCCGTTGATTGTGAACGTCCATGTCGCATCATCGCTTACAAAAGAAATGGTACTTTCAAATATCTCAGCCGGATCTACGCTTTCTATTAACGCGGCGATTGCCGGGTCTTTTACTGTGTCATAAATTGCCTGATAGGTTAATTCACCGGTGGTTGAACAGATAACGTCCTGCACCTTTGATTCTGAATTTTGATAAAGTACGTCATCATCGGCAAAGGTGTTTGTGATTGTGATGCTTAAATCATTGGCATTTGAATATGAAGCATTTGCAAGGCTAACAACAACATCCTGCCACAGAAACGGTGTATTTTCTGGTGTAGTGGTATCAGTAACGGATGTTAAAGTCAACCCGTCAAGTGAAGCCCAATCAACGATTGCCTTAGCCCTGAATGATGCTTCAAAGTTGATAAAGTCACCGTTGCGGCTTAGTGTCAGGCTTTCGCAGCGTGCGCCAGTTACCTTTACACCATCTCCAGCATCAGCACTTGATGCGGGGACAGCACAGTAGATGGTGTAGCTGTAGCCGCTATCTGTAGCAGGGATTGTAAGTGGGGTTGCATTATCGCCAATTGCCGCCTCTAAAATCCACTGGTGAGCATCGGTCAGGATTCCAGACAGTGTGCATGTTGGCATCTTGCGGCCTTTGCCACGCTCTATCGTCATCGGTGCAAGAGTCTGCGTTTTTATTGCAACGTCAAAAGATTGAACGCCGTAATCCCACTCAAACATTGATGCGATCTTGTCTGTCGGCGTAGTCTGTTCGGTTCCATAGCCGGCTTCTTTACCAGCCAAAATCACCGTTTGGTGTCTGTTTAATTGTGCCATACGGCCTCCTATCTAACTGTACTTAGTTTTATTCGCAGCGTAATAACGCGCATATTTGCCTCTGGCCCGATAAACGCAGAGGTGTTTGTTTCTTCGGTGTTATAATCGCCCTTATCAACGCTTAAAATCTCGGTGCATAGTGCAGCACCTCCAAGGGTAGGATCGTTGATAATAGCGTCACAAATGGAAGCCTGAACGGTAAGATTATCAAACCGCAGCTTGTCGTTTAACTGGTAAAGGTGGATTTCCGGGAAGTAGTCATAATCATACAAACCGTTACGCTCAAAATCTTCGTCAACCTCCTCATTACCGTCCCGGATAAGTACGGCTGGCATGTTGTCGTGTGTTACCTCATTCCAATTTGGGTAAATCCCTACGTACTTGACAACGCTCAGGTCTTTTATCACCTTGCGGATGTATGATAGCACGTCAGATTGTTTATTGATCATGCACGAACCGCCTTTTTCAGTTTTTCTTTAAGCCGTTTAGAAATGTAACCCATGTTTTGCTTAGACAGTTCAAAAAATGGTCTTTCAGGATTGTGTCCCTCACCATTATGGTGCCACCCTGCTTTTTTGCGCTGCTTTCCATCTGGGAAGTATATGCGGCCTCCACCAGCAACACGACCAACTGTCATCCCGTTAAGCATGTGTGATCTGAATGTAAGGTTCACCGGGCTGTCTGGGCGGCCACTGCGTTTTTTAAACTTCTTATATTGCTCGTTATATGGATGAAACGCAGTCCCCTTGTAATCCTTGCCTGATTGTGTGCGCTTCTGGATGTCATTACGCACATCAGACAGCACCAAGACTATCTGTTTATCAACATTGGCAAGCTCTGTTTGTATCTTTTTGATACGCCCAGAAACGGTTTCAACCAGTACAACGCTCATCGTGTAAAACTCCGCGTGTTTTCAGTTTTATCACGGTAGTTGTCGGTATCTCCGTCAAGATCAACGTCAATGTTCTTCAGTTCCCATGCCTTATCAAGATGCAGTTTGTACATTTCACGATAGTACACCATCTTGTGCCAGAAAATCGAATCTTCGTCACCACGGGCCAAGTCAAAGAATATAAGCTCAAGTGTTTTCATGTGAGATGCCATATCAAAGATTGACAGGTTGGTGATAAGGTCTTTTGGCTCATCCCCGGCGCTGTAGTCTACGTAGTCACGGAATCCGTTATTGATCAGCATGAGTTCAATGTCAACTGCCATGTAGTCTTTTGCAACTGAGATTTTGTCAGCCCACTTGCTTGTACTGTAAATTGAGATTGTCCCAGAGTTAACGGCTGCACTCGTAGCAACTGCCTTCAGATAATCTTCTGTGTCCGACGTTACGATCCAGCGGAAAAGCTCAGTATCAGCGGTTACAGTCAAATCGCCACCAGAAGGCGTAACACTGTAGTTCACATTGCCGGTTGCAATGTTGGCAAATGTGGTGTCATCGTCGCTGTCAACCAGATATATCGTCAGCTCTTCACTGTCTTTAACCGTCAGCTGTGTGGCTGCAATGGCAACAACTTCGTCACCACGTGAGACGGTAATTGAGTCAAACTCTGGCGCTGCTGCTGCAATGCTTACACCTTCGCCAATGTACGATGCAGTCCCGGTTGACGTAAGACGTGTTATCTCACTTTCCAGCTTCAGTAAATCGTCAATTGTGGTAAAAGTTTGTGTCGCCCAGCTCATTATTTCTCCATAATTGGGGAGAGCCGAAGCCCTCCCCGCTGTTTCTTATCGATCAAGATAAGTTATGACAATATCAACGGCGCCAGTTGCGGCGGCGTCTGTGGTTACAAGTTGAGCCTTTACATAGTTGTTCATCTGAGGCGGAATCACAAAGTCTTCACCAAGTTTGGTTCCGACTGCAATAGTGGTTGCACCTGATGCGGTAACTGTGTAAGTTGTTGCGTATTCTGCAAATGTGCTGTCATCGGCAGAATCGAAAAGTTTGATTGTAAACACCTTGGCGTCTGCAAGTGCGATTTGGGTTGTTACGTAAGCACGAACGCATAATGCGCCATTTGTGTTGCCTACAAACTTTGATCCTTCGTCGCCATAAGCAGAGGTGTTTTGTGGTATAGTTTGAGCAGAGGCCAAATAAGCCTCATCGTCGCGGAGTGGTTTCCCATCAAATCCCATGATGCCCCCTTATGCTACGATTGCTTCAGAAGCATAGTCAAAATTGCGGCTTGTGATAATTGGAACGTTATCATAAGCCACTACGCTACGGAAGATGTTTGTGTCAGCGTTAACGATTTGAACTGAATTGTTTTTCAGTTTCTTAACTATACGGTTAAGTGTTGACGGGTGCATGTAAAGAACGGTGTTGCCATCACCAGCACGGCAAAGATCAAGCAAGCTGTCCATTTTTGCGGTAGTAACACCCTTGTCTTCTGTCAACAAATCAATGTCAACGTAAGCGCTAACATAATCAGCATTAGCCAGCAAGACACCAAGTGCTGTTTTAAATTGACGACCATAACCATTTACACCAGATGTTGGGTGTTTCATCAAAGAACCGTTTACAAGGTCTTCAATCTTAAAAATACCGTCTTGGTAATAGTCCGGGTCATACAATCCTGAAATCTCACCCTCTACCCAAGTAACTGCAAGGATAGAACTTTGACCACCAACAGTTGTACCGTCACCGGTAACCGTGTGACCGTTATCAATCGCATATTTGCGAAGAGAATCGTAAATCAGGGAATGTTCAACAGTCATACCGGTGCGACGCAGAATTGGGGGGAACTTCATGCCGAAATAAGCATCTTTTCCGCCAAGCTTTGTAGCGGTATCTTGCGGCACGAACATCTCGCCACCAATCATTTTCAGGTCAACTTGACCAAGCTCACTTTCTGCGCTTACGGTAGTAAGAGACGAATTCAGATCAGTAAACCCGCCCCCGGTAACAGACGACAAGTCCTCATACACGTGGAAAAGCCCACCAGATGCCTGTGCCATCAGCATTGAATTCAGAAGCGGTGTGCCCTCAGTAAGAGAATCAACCATTTTTAGTTGCTTTTTAGCGTGTTTTACAGCTAATTCTTGGAATAACATTTATACTCCTAACTCGTTGGTTTTGTGGCCTCAACCCAAGAAAGGCTTTTATAATCAGCTTTATCACCACCACCATTTGGTGGCTTATCCTTTCCCGGGGTACTCTTTTCAAAGAAACCTGTCTCCGATAAAAGTTCATAGGTTGAAATGTTTTGCTTGACCTGATCAATATCAATGTCAGTGTTAAGGTTAAATCTACCCTTTACCTTATCAATTTTGTCAAAATTGGGGTCGGTTTCCTTTGCATCAAAGGTCTTCGCCATTTCAGCCCATTTTGTTTTGAGTGCCGTGTTTTGCGTTTCAATAACCTCATCATACTTTTGCTTGAATCCCTCAAGCTCTGCAATCTGAGATTTATAGCCATCAAGCTCAGCGACTTGGTTTTTCAATCCCTGAATTTCCTCGTCTTTTTTTTTCAAAGCAATCCTGCGCTCTGCATCTGAGCTGTTGGCGTCCTTTAATGCCGACTCCATGGTTACCGCTTCCCTGTCCATTGCGGCAAGGGCATCGGCCACCGATTCTAAAGCATCCGCTGGTAATGCGGTGCGTACCTTATTTATCAATTCCTTTATTGCCATCTCGGCCTCCTTCTTCGGCGCATCCCGCGCCTTTAGTTACTTCTTTTTTACCAAATATCTTTTCCCACCTGTCTTGTGGGATTGAAATAAACACACTGTTACGATCTTTATGCAAGACCAGCCTCCTTCGGGGTTAGGGATGTCATGAAGAAATTGTGCTGGCAGTTCCAGCGCGGCTCTCCATGGACAATCGTGAGCGGGCCACCACCGCGCTCAAACTCTTCCTTTTCTTCATTGGTGAAATAGGGGGCCGCTGCCTTCTGCGTGAGTGCCCAAATACACTCTTTGTGGCTGTTGGCCTGAAGGGGGGCCCCCATATATATCCAAACATTAGTATTGTCAAAGCCGATCTCCTCGGCCAGTTTATCTTCTAAGTTTTGGCGGAACACATTTTGCATTGTGTTAATCTGTGTGAGTGCCTCGTTTTTGAAGCGCTCCGCCTGTTTGACAGTCTCATCCAGCAATGTACTGAACTGCTGCCCGGTTGCTACGCTGTTTACAAATTTATCACCTACACCAGCAATGAACTTCTCGGCAACGCCCTGTAACTTTCCGTAATCCATTGCTTGAATTGACCTGATCGTTTGCGTGTCAAATCCCGACAAATCAGTAATGCTGAACATTCTCTTTACTTCACTGATCCGCGATGTTGAAACCTTAACGTAATCATCTATTGCAGACTGTACAGCAGCATAGAAACCAGAATTTGATATGATAGCCTCAACATTGCTTTTCAGCAGAATAGCTTTGTTGATGTTGGCATCAGTGAAGGCTATTACGCCATCTTCAATGTCAAAATCAATGTTGGCTGTAATGTCTGCCGTGATCTGCTCAACTATCTTGTCAATTTCGGATTCAAAGTTGTACATTATTAAGCCTTATCATCTTTCTGATTCTGAGTATCTTCCAAATATGGATTTCGTATGTTTGCGATTTCAGCAGCTTCCTTTGCTCGCCCTAAAACGATAGCCAAAGCCTCTTCCCGTGTTGCGATTTCTGGGTTGTGTTGCATTTCGTAATCAATCAGGTTTGCGGTTCCATTTGCGAACTTCAAGGCCCACCCCTGCTCTCGCTCTGATGTTGACTCCAACATAACCGGCTCTTTGTACTTCAGGCTCACTTTTAAATTTTCGGTATTTTGCGAAATGCGCACTGTATTACTCAGGGCCTCAATCAGACGGGCACACAAATTAGTTATTGGTTTCTTGTAGTATTTGCGGCGGCGGTGACTAAGCTCACGCACATCTTGTTTGCTTAGTGCTAAATGATAGCCGCTTGTTGCCGTTTCCCCGCTGATTTGTGATTTGCTCAATCCGGACTGTAGCCCAAGGCGATCATAGCGTTCTTGGATAAGTTTGTTTAGCTCATCAAGGGCCTCGTTTGGCGATATGTACTTTGCGTCATTCCCTGAATCATCCAGCATGCTACCGCTTACGTTAATGAGGTAGCTCCTGCCCTTCTTGAATTTTGCTGCCGCTTCGTCATCCATACCCTGCACAAACAGCTGTGGAATATTGTATGCTTCAGCCATTGCCAAATCAGTTCGCTTCTTATCGATTGCAATCGCCTTCTGAACAATGTGCGACCCTCCACGGTACCACACAGAGTCGTCGGGCATATAGTCGCGGAAGATAACAACCGGAATGTCGGTATATTGCGGTATGTTGTCGTAGTATTCTATCGATTCGGGTATTGGTTGGCCGTTTGTGTCAATTTGGCATTGGAATTTCTCAACACGCCCATCTGTTTTCGCCCAGCAATCATAAACATCAACTGCACTCCGGCTGGCGGTGTTTTCCAGCACACCAACTTGATAATAGAACTTTGTGAACTTAGTTGGGTTCTCTTCATCCTGCTCAACGAAGCACTTGTCTGGTGTGATTATTCTGATTTCAGGCTTTCCGTTTTCAATGAAGACCCCAACCGGACAGTCTCGCAACAGACGCACATACTTATCAACATTGTCAAATACGATGTCTGACTGCATGCGCTCAAGCTCTTCTTGGAATTTCTCGTTCTGCTCTTCGCTGGAGTCTGGAAGCTCTATGTCAACACCATTTTCAAAAACGACGGCCGTTTTTTCTATCATCTCGTCAACAGCGTTTTCAGATTCGATATACTTGCAAAGCTCTTTTGCGTCTTCGCTGTTTTCAAACATGTTCGAGATCAGGTCAACCAGCACATCGCGGAATAGTCCGCGATAGTAATCTATGTATGTCTCTGCTATTGCCCGGCGCTCGTTGTCATTTTCCCATTTTGCTTTTATCTGGCCCTGTTCTATAATTGAACGACTAACATTCATTAGTGCTTGCTCCATTTAGATAAGTATATTGGCGGGAAGCAGGTAAAGAGTATGTATCCAAGTGCGTCCGTAAGATGCACTATTGATTTCCCGGCCTCTTCCTGTTTCTTGTTTAGCCGCCCGTCTGCCATGCGCTCCACATGGCTGAAATTATAAAGCGTCTCAGGGCAGGCTTTAGGATTAACATAATACTTTATCGTCCCATCAAATGCCTGACAGCAAGTGTTGACGCAGTTGATCCTGTCCACCTGCGACGGGTTGGCCTTGCGTGCCTTGATTCGGAATCCCAGCTTTTGCAGGATGCCGATGTCAGATATGCTTGCGTTAGTACTCCCGTGCTGGCCTGTAGCGTCTGGATAAATGGTGGCTGGAAGGTAGCCGCTTGCGTTGCGCTTCAGGTTGTACTTCCTAATCAGATGCTGGCCCATCTGCTGCGTGTTGCTGTTCCTGAGCACTGACTCCCCGTGCTGGTGGAATGCCCCGCCGTAGATGTGCCCTTCTACTGCACACATGGGGTCAATGTTGAAATCCATCCCGACGTCAAGGCTCATCCCTTTCTGGAATCGGCAGTCCTCGTAGTTCTTTTCTGAGAATGCATAGTAAGCAAGTCCTTGGAAGCCCTCAAAGCTGGCTTCATACTCCTGCCTGAAGGTGTGTTCATCCAGCGACCGCCGGGCCTCTTCGATCTCCGAAGCTGGAAGCACGTCTGCACTGTGCCAAGCGTGAAAGCTCCACTCTCCATTCTCTGCATACGCACCGACTCCAGGGGTGATCTTAGGTATCACACCACCAGCAGCATAGGCGCACATGTCACCCCAATGGTTCATGCCTTCCGGCACACCGTTCAGAATCGCAAAGCCCTCATTGTCCGACAGCACCGGACGGATGTGTTCACCCCACATGTCCGGCTTCTGGTTCCCCATCTCTGTAATGAGAATGCCTTTCACTGGCGGGTAAGTCTGACCCTCTGCTCGTTCTGGCCTGTCAAGCCCGATCACCTGAAGCTGGCTACCGTTCAGCAATGTGATTTTCCGCTCTGTCTCAGATGGCTTCTTCCTCCAGAACCGTTTCGTATCCCGTTTCAAAGTTTCCCAGAAAATAGATTTTGCTTGGTCGTGGGTTGGGGCACAGAATAGGTACTTGTGATCCGGCAATACAAAAGCACCACGGCCGGGGTCTACCAGCATCTTGCGCACACCGATTAGGTCTTTTCTGCTGCGTCGGCCTGCTGGCACAGTGATGAATCGATGCAGGTCGTGGTAGTACCTCAGGTTGGCGGGGGTGAGGTTGCGAAGTCGAACAGGCAGGTCTTTCATTCTACGTCACCGCTCCTGATTGCTGCTGCGATGCCTTCGAGATCAAGTGTGTCAGCTGTGCCGTCTGCCTCTTTCGTCAGCTGAGCCACGGCCTTAAAGTGTTCTTTCTCTCTGTTTGTCAGCCAAAACTCAATCGCCCTCTGGTTGGGCGGGATGTAGATTTTCTGTGTGTACTTAACAACGGTTGGTTCGCCGCCAACAAGCAGCACTTTTTCTTGTGTCAGATCCTTTTCAAATCCACGCGCTAAGCGGAAGCAAGAGTTTATCACCTCGAAGTTTGGCTTTTCTTTTCCCTTTTCTCTTGCGTTTGCAAATTTTGGGTACTTTTTTATGTAATCAAAGTATGTACACTGAGCGACTCCGAGCTTATCAGCTATCTGTTTGTCATTCAGCCCGAGACGTGCGTATTGATACACCCGCTCTGGAAAGTCATCTTTGTACTTACTTTTTGCCATTCGTTATCCTAAAATGGTGGTATACATAGTCTACTTCGCATAAGATTGCCGCCACAGTCAGGTTTTTGGCTCCAAAAATTACGCATCATAATAGGTTGTTTTTTAAAATGTGGATACATGTAGACTTTCACTGTTTTGTTTCGTTAACTCGCAAGAATTGATAGATTGTCTTACTCAAGTAACCGCACAAATACGCTTTTGCCTCTTCGCACGTAACGGCACACATATCTGCAATGTGGTCTACCATGTGCCAAATTTCATGTGCAAAAACATTCATTGCCTCTGCCTCGTCTGTAGCTGGATATAAGACAACAGCAAAATGCTTCTTGCCATAATGGTAGAAACATTCACCACCGTTTTCCGCCTCCTGCGAGATTCGGTTGTATGCTTCATCAATGTACCGTTCCTCAGGATTGACGAACTCCCGCAGAAAATCACACACTGCATCCGCATCATCAGCAGATTCTACAACAACCGCCGCAAATTCTCCACCGTAAATCGGCAAATCCCATACATTTTTTAGCATCCAACCTCCTATACCTGCAAATACCCTAAATTTAGGCAAATTGTCGTCAACCAAAAACCCCGTCAGTGACAGCATTTTTGGTTTTTTTCAAAAAAAAATGATTTTTTTCTTGACATGCTTTCGGTTCTAATTATCTTTGGCATTAGAGAGTGAGGGATGAAAAGAGAGAAAAAAATGTTCATCCCCTGGGTGAACCTAAGAGGCCGCAAGAACGGCCCACCCGATAAGGAGGAATCATGAAACAAATGCAAGTTTTTAGTCACCGAGGAGTAACTTTCCAATATGTGGAAGGGTGCGGCCTTGCCATTCTGGAAGAAGATG